CCTACCTTCTCGTGTTGAATAAAGTATTTCACAATAATCTTCTGCTTCTCTAATTGAACACATAAAATCTTGTTTTAATAAATCAACTAAAAAAGATTCATATTTATCAGATTTTTTCCCTTTAGTATATTTTAAATAATATCTACCTTTTGGTAGTAAACCAATTAAAACTTTATACAATTGCATAGGTTCTAATGTTTGTGTTAGTGGTTGTATTTCTGATAGAATCTCTATCCAATCAGGATTCATAGATAAAAATCGATGTACCATGTAATTACTCCATGTTTTTTTATCACTATCTTCAAGTTTATCCCAATACTTAGGGTCTTGAAATTGAGTAACTGCCTTAATGTGGTCAAATAAGGTTTTAGACATTATTCTGTAATTCTTTTGGTAATAACTCTTGGTTTATTTCACCACAATCCCCACATAGATATAATTCTACTGGTATGATTGCATCTTTTGGTTGTCCTGTTGCTATCCTTGATAATTTTAAGAATTTGGTACCTGGTATAAATACAGTACCTTCACATTCTTGACATTTCATTTCTGTTGCCTGTGATAAATCTATTTTTGGTTGTTGAGGTGGGGGTGTATTTCCACCATTCATTCCTACTATTTTTGCCATTATTTTTTACTTTTTATTTTTTCTTTTACTTTTTTTTCATTTTTCTTACCAATTTCAGCTGCTTTTGCTAACTCCTCATCGGTAATTTGTTTACCTTGTTGGGCTAAACTTAAAGATGCATATCTTTTTGTATGATAAGAACTCAATGGTTTGGAGAATTGTTTGAGATATTCGGATTGAGAGTCTAAGTATTCTAAAAATCCTTCAAAATCTACTTTACCTAGTTCATCCAACTCATCTTCACTAAGAGGATTATTTGGGTCGTATTTATAAGGTTGATACATAATATATGTTATTTACTATGTAAATATACGAAAAAAAATCCAATTATCCTAATTATTTACCAATTATTTTTAGTATTTTTTTTACTGTCTTTTGCCCTACTTTTATTGTATGATATGGTATATTGTTTTCTTCCAATACTTGTTTACATAATTTATCAATAGCAACTGCTTCTTCGAAATCTTGAAATCTTTCTTTGTTGTTATGGACAGTATCGCCTCTTTCTAAAAGAATATTAATACTATCATATTGATTATGTAAATCTATGACTAAATCGTGAAAAGGTTTTCTGTAAAAACTTGCGGGATAACCTTGTGTATAATATCTATGATAAATAGTAGAAAAAAGTATTGGTGAATCAATTACTATGTAATCAACCTTCCCATAACATTCAGCTATTCCTCTATGTTGATTTGCAAATACATAAAGTTGGTCTGATATTGCTGGTATATTTTTATCCCATGCTAATCTTTTTGGAAATTCGTATGGATTATTACAACTAATGTGTTTCTTTTTTAGTTTATAAGTAATCCCATTTGCTATTGAGGATTTACCTATTCCTGCTCCACCAAATAAATTAATTAGTTTGCTCATTTTTAAATATAGGGATTTCTACCATTTTGTGTTTGTTTTGATTGTGAAACTTTTGGTAAATATTTAATACTTCTTTTTCTCTTTCTGTTATAGGCCCTCCTTTATATTCCATAGCCCACTCTAATTCATCATATGTTGCACCGATTTGACTTTCATCTGTTCTTCCATCATCCCACAAACCATCTGTTGGTGGTGCATCAATTATTTCTTGGTTTATGTTTAAAGATTTTGCAAGTTCTCTAACTTCTGATTTCATTAAATCAGCAATTGGTGAAATATCTACTCCACCATCTCCATACTTTGTATAGAACCCTACTCCAAAATCCTCTACTTTATTACCAGTACCAACTACTAATCCTTTGTTCATAGTTGCTACATGATATAAAGTGGTCATTCTTAATCTTGAACGAGTATTAGCAAGAGCTAAATTATTATCTTCATTTAACCACATTAACTTAAATGTTTCATAAGTTTGAGTTAAATCAAATTCTAAATTTTGAACATTTTCATAATGTTCTCCTAACCATCTCATATGGTTTTCGGCTCTTTGTAATTCTTTTTCATTTTGATGAATTGGCATTGAAACAAGAATAGTGGGTTTTCCTGTCATTGCACATAAAGTAGAAGTAAGTGCAGAATCTATTCCACCACTAACACCTATAACAAAATGATTTAGATTTGAATATTCTAAATATTTTCTTAACCAATCTTTTATTTTATTTCCAGTATCCAACATCTTTTTTAAACCATTTTATATTTTTGTAATTTATGTAATTTAATAAATTTAGTTTGATAAAATTCCAATAACCAAATTTTTTAAATCTTCTATTATCTTGTCCTATGTATTCATTAAGGATTTTAAATTTTGATTTTGGTATTTGTTTTGATAACCAAAAATCTTCTGAGTTTTGTAAGGTTTCATCAAATCCACCAAGTTGGTTGAATTTTGATTTTGATATTAAAAAGAAACAACCTGTACAAAAGGTGATTGGCATAATACTTCTTATCCAATCTAATATTTTATAAGTCCAAACTGATTTTCTATCATTCTCTGTAATTGATTTTTGTTTACATGAGATAATTTCATATTTGTTTAGATATTTTTGTGTTTCTATAAATACATTTTCTCCTTGTAAAATAGAATCTGCATCTATAAAAAGAATATAAGGTGTTGTTACGAATTTTGCTCCATTGTTTCTTGCCATTGGAGTAGTTCCACCTTCTACTAATTCTATTTGTAAGTTTTTAAAATCCTCAGATGCCTTTGAAACTCTTTCAAGTGTTGTATCTGTTGAATTGTTATCAGCAACAATAACTCTAATTATACCTTCAAATTTTTGTCTTGATATTCTCCAAAGAGTATTATAGATATAATTCTCTTCGTTATAAGATGGTATTACTATTGTAATTAAATTTTTCATATGATAATAAAAAAGGGGGAAATTAATCCCCCTTATTTTATAAGTTTTAGAATCTTACTTTTAGAGAAGTATTGAACGTACGTCCAAATCCAAACCATACTGAGTTTCTAGTATCTACACCATTCCATGTTTCTGAAGCATCTCCAGCATGAATATTAGTGTTTGATTCTGCAATATAGTAAGTATCGAACAAGTTGTTTACATTAACTCTAAACGAAGCATCACTTCCAAGTATCTCAAATCTGTAAGTTGCTCCTAAATCAGCCAATCCATAAGATGGTAATTTTAAAGCTCCCTTGTTACCAGGTTGAGTAAACTCTGAATCTGTGATTGAGTAATCAGCGTATAATCCATCAACAAATCTGTATCCTAAATCAACTCTTAGTTTACTACCAATTTGGTAATCTGCTTCAACATAAGATGTGAACTGAGCCGCATCTCCTACTTTAGCATCTTTTAGGTATAATGTACCTGTACCGATTGATTGTTGATTATCATCAAATAATTCTGCATCGAAATCTTTAGTATATTTCCAATCACCGATTGATAACATACCTTTTAATCTCAACTTATCTGTTGGGTTATAAGAAGTTTCAATTTCAATACCTTTGTGTGATACATCGATATCTTTAAATTGAGCTGAACCATCTACACCTTGTTGGTTAGATAAACTTCTTTGAACGAATCTATTACCCCATACAGTAGAATATGCATTAACATTAACTTTAAAGTTACTACCAATGAAACCATATCCTAATTCGAATGATTTAATTTCTTCGTTTTGTAAATTTTCGTTGATTGCATTTCCATAGTTAGGGAATACAGCACCGAATTGTGGTTGTCTTGAAATTACACCAGCATTAAAGAATACGTTTTGTTTCTCATCAATATTGTAGTTTGCACCACCTTTGATGTATCCACCATCTACATTCTTAGTATCTGATTCAGGATTACCTGGTTGGTCGAAGTAATCAATTCTTTGGAAAGATTGATTAGAACCACCTACTTGTAAAACAGCAGAGATAGTTTCGTTGTTATATTCAACTAAACCATTTAATCCTTGCCATCCAACTTTACCAACATTATAATAATCTATCTTCGGTCCTCTGATACCTGTATCATTGAACGGAGAAGCTTCGATTGTAGTGTTGATAATCTGACCAGCAGAATTTTTATTACCTGTTGAGTAATATCCATCTAATCCCATTAGGTTATTTATAGTTCTATAATGATAACCTGTGTAGTTTCTTAAATCTACTCCTATTGAGTATTTCCAATCACCACTTTCATATTCTAAGTTAGAGATTGCTCCAACCCAGTCATGTGAGTTCATAGATGCTCTTCTTACAAGTGCACTTCTATTAACACCATCATCATTGAATCCATTAGAACCAATTAACTGACCAGCGAATGGTAAACCACCACTATATGGGTCTGTGTTTGATTGGTTAAATGCAACAACTGCATCAAAATCAATGAATCCTTCTGGTGTTCTTGAACCTCTACCATTTTCTAAGTAGTGTTCTGTAAGGTCTTTTCTGAAAGGTAAGATATCAGTTTCCGAGTTGTAGTAATTTCTACCTCTTGGTCCTGTTCCTCCACCTCTACCTGCTGAACCATATAATGATGTAGCTAGTTTAAGGTTATCAGAAATATCCCAATCCCAATTCAATGTTGCTAATGGTTTGTTATAGAAGTTTCTTCTCATTGAGAATTCTTCACCATTTAATACACCACCATTGGAGTTCCATCTTCTATCAATTCCTTCTGAACCAAAGTTTTGGTAATCTCTAATAGAAACCCAAACATCTCTTTGGTGATGCCATTGTCCAGCACCTAAGAAAGAAAAGTTAACAGAATGGTCTGAATCTTCAGGTGCATATCCTAACGCAAAGAAGTAAGTGTAACCTTCTCCTTTTGTATTATAGATATACCCATCTCCTTGCCACTTAGAAAGTAATACAGATGTTGCCCATCCATTATCACTTAATCCTGTGGATACAGATGCAGTAGTTTTAAAGTAACCATCGTTACCAACTGATTGTTGGAAAGATGAACCTTTTTTAGCTTCTGCAGCCTTTGTAAAAATAGAAACAGTTCCACCTACTGATGGTACTGCTAATCTCGATGCACCCAATCCTCTTTGTAATTGAATACCACTCGCAACATCAGTAAGACCTTGCCAGTTAGACCAATAAACCCATCCATTTTCCATATCATTAACTGGTTGCCCATTAATAAGGAAAGAAGTGTTTCTTTGGTCGAATCCTCTTAAAGAAATTCTTGAATCACCATAACCACCACCTTGTTTAGTAGCGTAAACTCCTGGAGTTTTGTTCATGATTTCAGGAAATTCTTGGTTACCTACTTTTAGAGCAATTTCTGATGGTGAAATAGTTGATACAGCAACAGGAGTTGTTCTTACCTTTGCAATATCAATTACACCAGAAGTTACTACTACTTCACCCAGTTGATTCAAGTCTGGAACAAGTCCAATAATTTCATCAATACCAGCTGAAATTTCAGCAGTTTCATAACCCAAATAAGAAACAATAAGAATTGTTCCTTCTTCAACATCGATACTAAATGTACCATCAAATCCAGTTACAGTTCCATCCGCCGTTCCTTGAACGATAATGGTTGCCCCTGGTAGAGGGTCATTTGTTTCAATGTCTAATACTTTCCCACTAAT